TGATACGAAATGGGACGAGTTCAAATACTGGATGTACCATACTGGCAGGAACAAAGCCATCACTACCCTCGTCAACATGCGTCAGTTTGGTTATGAGGTAGAGAAGGAAAAAGAATATGTAATTGAACTTAAAGAAACACCTCAAATTCTTCTTTACGATGAAAAAAATGAAGAATACTATTTTGCCGTTCACCGCGCGATCTTCTCCAGAGATTCCCACACCCGCAAAGAGCTAGAAGAAGCTAATTTCGGTTGGGTATTCTCTTGTGAAGGCGTGGAAGTGAAAGAGGTGGAATAGGTGGATTTATTAGAGTTAAAAAAAGCGGAAGAAATTAGACAACAGATTGAAGAATTGGAAAAATTTATCAACTACAAACTGTCACCTCTTGACAAAGTTTTTATTATAAAACAAGAACCAACATTCAAGATGGCAATTAAAACGAGATTCTTTTTTGAAGAAAAAACTATGGTGATAACATCGAAAACTTTATCAGACGCAATCAATGACGCGTTGAAACAAACGATCAAAAATTTAAAGACACAATTAGTAGATTTAGGTATTGAAGTTGATGAGGTGGAATAATGTTTGAAAATATTATCAGAGTGTTGCTTGTGCTCATGCTAACGCTTTTATGTAAATCATTGATGCTATTTTTCCAGTGGATGAAAGAGGTAATTAAGAATGAACAACTTAATCAAAAAAATTAATAGGTGGGCAGATAGCCGTGGACTGAAGCAAGCTGACCCAAAGATACAGTGGATGCGAGTTACTGAGGAGGTCGGAGAAATTCGAGATGTACTCTTGAAACCGACGAAATTCACAGAACCGCAAGCAGCGTTGAAAGATGCTATCGGTGACACATTGGTAACGATTATCGTGCTAGCACATCAATTAGACCTCGATGTTACTGAGTGCCTTGGTATTGCATACGAGGAGATTAAGAATAGAAAGGGAAAGATGATTAATGGCACTTTCGTCAAAGAAGAAGACCTATAAGAGGTGGTACACGGATAGCTTGACTATTTCAAGCGCTATCTTAGTCTTCAGTCTGGTCGTCAACATGCTGTCGGTCTACTACGTTCTGACAGTGCCACGCAGGGTGGAGACAGTAAGTATCCATAAAGTAGATAACGTGGGCGCAGAGATGCACGGCAAAGTTACTGGGAAAGAGAAAATTAATGATCTCTACACGATTGATTGCGGGGCTTACGGTAAATTCCTCGTAAGCAAGGAACAGTATGACCAAGTGAATATTGGGGATGATATCCCTAGCTATTTGAAGGAGAGAGGGCAATGATACCAAGATATAGAGCGTGGAATAAAGCCACAAAAGAAATGTACGAAGTTGATGATATTATGTCTATCGATTTCGGAAAAAGCGAAATTTCTGTAAAGACACTCTTTTTCGAACGGACAAATTACTACAAATTCGACGACATCGTTTTAATGCAATCCACAGGCCTCAAAGACGAGAATGGCAAAGAAATCTTTGAAGGGGATATCGTCAAGGTGACTGATGGTGACGAAAGAACTAATTTTCCGGATGGTGGAATTGGAACTATTTGCGGTTTGGACGGGATTTTCATGTGGTACATAGACGGGCAAGTACATAACGGACTATTTGACATCAGTCAAGAGTATTACATTGAGGTTGTTGGCAACATCTACGAAAATCCAGAGCTGCTAGAGGTAAGCTCATGAGTGTGAGATACAAATATTCCGGACTGACACCTGAGTTATATCAACGGTTGGTCGATGAACATGCAGCGCTAAGAAAAACACACAAAAAAGGCTCTTATAAACAGTTTTTCCAAGATGTGAAACAGTGCGATGAGTTACAAGCTCGCATCATATATCAAGCACTCAACGCCGCAGTCGTTGAACGTGCGAGGATATCGCCAGCGACAGTCGACAGGTTAGAAGGCATTATCTCCGATGAACTATTCGACGACCTTCAAGATTATCTGTCTACTAATTACACAAGAGGAAAAACCACTAAACCGGTTTTGGAGAAAACCAACGCAGGACTGCCAGAGGGGCTGTTTAAACGATTCCAAGAAGAAGTGGAAGAACTACGCAAAGAACACCCTAACAATCTAAACAACTATATCAGAGAGGTTAAAGGGTGCAACCAAAAAAGTGCTAACAAAACCCAAAACGCCCTCAATCTGTGCTATGCGGAAAAAGCTGCACTAACGCCTTTGAAGGCTATTCAAATGGAAGGCGTGCTGTCAAGAGAGCTATTCAGTGAGATTGTTGATTTTGTTTCCAATAACTATGAATGGCCCGAAAGGCTAGATGGCGAGATTAATCGCATCATTCTCAAATATCGGACCAGGGGCAAAGTTGGACGTAATAAAATAACTGTAAGAAAAGCCTTATATAAAGCCTATGCGTTAGGCGTGTAGCTAGTGAGGGTTCGACTCCCTTGCTAGCTATCGTCTGTCAAATTACACTAAAAAATGGATATAGATTTTTAGTGGCTTGGACACTTTTCAACATCGAGCAAGCTGACAGACCTTGCTCAAACAAAACCCAGCAAATTTAAGAAAAAAGGATGTGAAACACCCTCTTTCTTATCGATATCGCATTACTAATCAAAAGCCAAAGATCTTGCTGGTGTCGATGGCTAGAAGGAGGTGATAAAAGGCTCAAGAGACAACCCAAAACAAATACATTAATCTTTCTCTTATAAAACTTCTTAATGTTTTTTGGGCCAAACAAAAAAGACCGACACGATGGCCGGCACTCTTTGAACACGATACAACTATTATATCATACAAGAGGGGTGTCATGGCAAGTATCAATCTATTTGCGGAAATAGATAAAACCGCAACCAAAAAGAAAGCTATAAAGGTACTAAGAAGGTATCGCATGCTAACACGGATAGCGGGCTTGGAATACGCCCCGAAGGTGACAGCTTCATTCTCGTTAGAACCCAAGTCATTCGACGGCATGGTTCACAGCCAAACCGAAAGCATGGTAACACGCAAGGTGGCCGCTGAACAAGATTTACAAGCTATTGTTAGAGCTATTAACGCATTATCAGACCGGCATTACAGCCAAATTTTGATAGAGTGTTATTGCAGGAATCGTAAGCAGTACAATATCGAGGTCTATATGGATCTTGGATATTCTGAAAGTGAATATTACCGGATGAGAGAATTAGCCATTTTAGAGTTTGCTGAGAACTACAGAAACGGCGAATGTCTGGTATTTTCAGGAGATTATTGCGAAGAATAAGCGAGAATATAGCGGTATAACGACGGTATAATATTAGTATTGATAATTATAGCATCGTACCTTGAAAGAGGGTGATTGCTTTGAAATAACATGAACAAAAAGAGACTTATAAATCGCTTTGATTACAAAGTGGGGCTTAATAACTATTAAGTCTCTTTTTTTATTGTGAGGAAAACATGCAGATCTATGACAAACCGTTAGGGTGGTTAACCCCTTATGAGAACAATCCAAGAAATAATGATGAAGCGGTTGAGCCAGTTGCTAATTCCATCAGTGAGTTTGGCTTCAAAGTGCCAATTGTGGCAACGCCAGACGGCGAGATTATCAATGGACATACGCGCTGGAAAGCCGCTAAAAAACTAAAATTAAAGACTGTTCCAGTAATTATTGCGGATGATTTAACAGAAGAACAGGTCAGAGCGTTCAGACTAGCTGACAACAAAGTCGCAGAAATAGCTCAATGGGATATTGAACTGTTATTGAGTGAAATCGAGAGCGTCGACAATCTTGACATGACACTTTTTGGATTCACGGACAGCGATTATACATTGGATGATTTTGAAGACGAAGAAACCGGCACCGATATTTCAGAAGATGAAATCGAAAGCGAAGGCGATTCGGTTTCATCAGTAGAGTACGGGGATATTTACCAACTAGGACGACATCGCTTGATGTGTGGGGACAGTACATCAGCAGGGGATATGAAGGAGCTTGTCAACGGCGAAAAGATAGACCTCTACGTTACTGACCCACCGTATAATGTCGCTTACGAGGGTAAAACCGAAGAAGCTATGACAATCCAGAACGACAGCATGGATGACGCAAGCTTTCGCAAATTCCTGAGAGATGCATTCGAGGTAGCTGATCAACACCTAAAACCGGGCGGAGCGTTCTATATATGGCACGCAGATAGTGAAGGGTTAAATTTCAGAGCAGCCGTTAAGGAGACAGGGTGGTTGCTGAAACAGAACCTTGTCTGGGTTAAGAACAGCATTGTTTTAGGTCGCCAAGACTATCAATGGAAACATGAACCGTGTCTCTACGGGTGGAAAGATGGCGCTTCACATTACTTTATTGATAACCGCTCGTTAGCTACAGTCATCGAAGAAGATGAAGAAAACCTGAAAGAAATGACTAAAGGGGAGCTTATTTCTTATATCAAGACGATGCAAGAAAACAGTCCAACCAGCATTTTCTACGAGGATAAACCAGTTAGAAGTGATATTCACCCAACCATGAAACCATTGAAATTGATTGCTAGGTGCGTCCTTAATTCTAGTAAAAAAGGCGAGCGCGTGCTGGATAGTTTCAACGGCGGGGGTTCCACTTTGATGGTTTGCGAGAAGACGGAACGTATTTATTACGGGATGGAACTTGACCCGGTATATGTCGAGCGCACAATTAAACGATGGGAAGAAGAAACCGGACTGAAAGCTGAAAAAATAAACTAAACGATAGGAAGTGAGGCGATGGCGAATGAACAAAACCTAAGGGTCCCAAGCTCGGAGGAAGCGCGAGAATTAGGAAGAAAAGGCGGCATAGCTTCAGGCAAGGCTAGACGTAGAAAAGCGGACCTAAAAAGGGCATTTAACACTATTCTAAAAGCCGACGTAGCGAACGAAAACATATCAAAGCAACTTGAAGCGCTCGGTTTCGAAGCTACGAATGAAATGGCGTTAGCTATGGTAATGATGCAAAAAGCCATGAAGGGTAACG